GGATTCTGATGCTGCTGTGGCTGGTGTACAGCGCGTGGGGCTGGTGGGCGCCGGGTCAGCCGAATTGGATCTACGGCAACAGCGCATTCCTGTTCATTCTGTTTCTGCTGATCGGATGGCGGGTGTTTGGAGCACCAGTTCATCCATGAGGCGTGACGTTTGATTGCGTATCCATCTTTGATCGTGCCGCCCAGCGCGTTCACGGTGTTGGGCAACGAATTGTTGCCCGAGACTTTGCCGGACGGCGCGGCGGTATTCCGCATGCAGCTAGCCTGCACCTGCGGCAAGCACCCGTATATTTGCGTTGTCGTAGACGATGTTGCCGCGTTTAAGCGTGTGGCGTTCTGGCAGGAGCTTTGGAAGCATATGTACGCGCACGAAAAGGCGGAATGCCAGCGCGAGGGTAGGGAGTTCACTCCCGATCTGGCATGGGAGCCGCTGCCGTGAACGACATTCTGGACGACCTGCGCGACTTGTATCTGCAGGCGACCACCGAACGCAGCCACTACTACGTTGCCGGTGTCGTCGAGCGAGCGATCGCGGAAATCGAGCGTTTGCGCGGGTTGCGCGGGCCGTATTTTACCAAGGTGCAGTGGTTTGACCTGCCACTGGCGCTTCGGAAGCGGTGGTGGGAGGAGACCGGATACGGCAGCGCGGTGCCGTCCCCCGAATTGCTGGCAACAATTAAAGCCGCCCTCAAACACACTTAACATTTCCTTAAGAATTAGCGGCTAGCCTCCTTCCACAGTCCCCAGGTCTGTTAGGAGGATTCATATGGTCGCGCCGACGAAGACCAAAGAAGCCCAGCACAACGTGACGTTCGCCGAGGGCGGCGACACCGCGATGTTCGGCAAGCAATCTGCAGGCCCGGACAAGCCCGGTAACACCGGTAAAGACACATCCGCAGCGCCTGGCCCGAAGTACGCGGCCGGCGGCTCGCACAAGATGTTCGGCTTTAACGGGTCGCAGCCCGCCAAGGCAGGCCAGACAGGCGCACGCTGATGCCTCCTCGCATGGGCCAACCGTTGCGGTCGATGCGCCGGGTGTCGGGTCCGAAGCCTAAGCCGATGGACCCGTCCAAGGCGGTGCTGGCTGCGCCTCGCATCAAGGCCACCAGCACGCGCGAATACGGCAAGGGCGGCACGCCGTACTCCGGCGGCCCGGATGTGGGCGTCCGCGGTGCCGGGATCGGCTACGGAGGGTATGACCCCAATGTTTCATAGCAAGCCATTCAAGAAGGACATCACGCCGTTCGCCAAGGGCGGCAAGGTGGTCAAGCACATCGGCAAGGGCGCGCGCGAGCAAACGCGCAGCTCCGGCGGGTACGAGACGCTGACCGGCGCCGACACGCTGGCGCGGGCGGCAAACAATTATCCGAAGTCAGCGCCGGAGGCCCCGGCGGCGCCGGCGCCACCGGTTCCGATGGGTTCGCGCGGTGGCAGTGCTCCAACCGCGATGATGCCCCCGTCGATCGGGGAGGAAGAGTGAATTCGACCGATAATCTGAAGACCAAAGCTCGTTTTCTACGGAATGCTGCACCACGGGCTTACGACGATTTTTTCGGTGCTTTCGCTGAGTACACCGCGAACACGATCGATGTTTTGACCGAAGTGACCGAGAACCTGTCGCTGTATCAGGGCCATGCGCAGCAGTGCAAAAAACTCATGAAAGTGCTCGAGGAGGTTAAAAATGGTTGACGTCGTCGTCGATCAGGTGCCCAAGGAAAAGCTGCCGTACGACCCCAACGACATCCCCGAGGCTGTCAGGAAGCGGGTCGCGCAGGTCGAATCCCTGTACACGCCGTCGGGTGATCCGCCGGCTCCACCCCCCACCCTTGAGTCTCCCCCGCAGGCGCAGGCAACGCCGGCCTCGCCCTCCGTTGCGCCGGCGGTACCTCCCGCTCCTGCCGCGCCTGCGGACTTAACCGACGAGAACGATCTGACGTGGAAGACCCGGTTCCTGGCGATGCAGGGGCGCTACGCCGCAACCCAGAAGACGATCGGCGAGATGCAGGAGCAGATGTCGCAGCTGGGCAACGAGCTGATGCACGCCCAGCAACAGAAGCCGCCGCAACCCAAACAGCGCCGGCAAGCGCAGAACTATCTGACCGATCAGGACGTCGAGAACTACGGACCCGAGCTGGTCGACCTGACCCAGCGCGCCGCGCTGCAGGCGGTGCAGCCGCAGATCCAAGAGGTCGAGCAGCAGAACGCCGCGCTGCGCAAGCAGCTCGCGATCGAAGCACGACGCCGGATGGACCAGGCTGTCGAGTTGGGCGTGCCGAACTACAAAGAGATCGATCGCAATCCGCGCTGGCACCGCTGGCTGTTGGGCGTTGACGTTTTGTCTGGACGTGTTAGACAGCAACTGTTGAACGACGCTATCTCCGGCGGCTCTGCCCCCAGAGTGATATCGTTCTTCAAAGGCTTCCTCCAGGAGGAAGCAGCTACGGGTCACATCGAGCCAGCGCAGCAAGCCCCGGCAACAAGCGTTCCCAGGGAAGCGGCGGTACCACTGGCCTCTTTGGCGGCTCCTGGCAGGGCAAGGCCGGCGACTGGTGGCGACACCGGGGTGCCGCCCGACAAACCCATTTACACACGCGCTCAGATCGCGCAGCTGTATCGTATGCACCAAAAAGGTGCGTACACCGGCCGTGAGGCCGAGTGGGCACGTCAAGACGCCGATATCATTGCAGCTGGTCGAGAAGGGCGCATCCGGTAACCGGGGGCTGCTCGATCGCGAACGCGCGGTAGTCCCCAAGCACAAGGGGCTATCAGATGCCTGTTCCAACCGCTGGTTATCCCATTGCAACAGTGGGATCGACGACGCCGCTGACGCCTGTCGGCTCGACGGCCAATACCCTCCAAGCGACCGGATTTATCCCGGAAATTTGGAGCGCGAAAATGGTCGAGAAGTTCTACGCCTCCACCGTCCTGTCGGCGATCTCCAACACCGACTATGAGGGCGAAATCCAGAACATGGGCGATCGGGTCAAGATCCGAACCAAGCCCACCATCACCATCAAGGACTACCAGGCCGACGGTCTGCTTGGCCTCGACCGCCCGTCCGGCGGCTCGATCGAGCTGTACATCGGCATCGGCAAGTACTTCTCGCTGATCCTCGACGACGTGATGGAGATCCAGAGCGATCTCAATCTGCTCTCGATGTGGTCGGACGACGCGGCGCAGCAACTCAAGATCACGGTCGATCGCGATGTGCTGGGCGGCCTGGTCGGCGGCGCGCACGCCAAGAACAAGGGTGCGACGGCTGGTCTGATCTCCGGCAACCTCAACCTCGGCATCAAGGGCACCCCGGTGACGGTGGTGAAGGCGGCGCCGACGGCGGGGCAGGCGGACATCCTGGAAGTGTTGCTCCGTCTCGGCCAGTGCATGGACGAGCAGAACATCCCGGAAACCGGGCGTTGGGTGGTCATGTCGGCTGCTCTCGGGCGCTACCTCAAGCAGTCCGAGTTGAGGCAGGCTTACCTGTCCGGCGATCCGGTCTCGATGCTGCGCAACGGCCGGCTGGGCATGGTGGATCGGTTCACGATCTACATTTCCAACCTGCTGCCGTCTGCAGCGACCGACGCGACCAACTTCGCAGCCGGCGAGCAGCCGGTGTTTGCCGGACACGCGCACGGACTGACGTTCGCCTCGCAGATCTCCAAGGTGGAGACGCTGCGCAGCGAGCTGACCTTCGGGCAGATTTTGCGTGGCTTGCAGGTCTACGGTTACCAGATCGTCGACCCGACGGCGCTCTGCGAAGCCAAGGTCATTTTGGCTTAACCATTCCTTAAGAATCGACCCCTAGACTCCTCCTGCAACGGAGGAGCCTAGGGCGATGCCGACGTCTGCCAGCTATCACGGGAATTTCAGCCACCGGGATCAGCCCACCTACAACAGTGTGGCCGATTACGTTGCTGACGCCCGAGTGATTCTGCAGGATTTGGTCCCAGACTATCGCTACGACGACCCCAGCATGTTGATGGCGCTCAATGCGGCGCTGATCGAAGCGCGCCGGATCAAGCCGGAGCTGTTCGTTTACAATTTGGATACCGGCGGGCAGGTGCAGTCGTTCGAGGCGATCGACGACACCTACGTTGAAATTGAAACACAATTTCGGTTGGCCATCGTCCACGGAATCGTCGCTCACGCGCTTGAGCGTGATCAGGAGGATTACCAGGACCAGCGAGCGACAGCGTTCCTGGCGCTGTTCACGCAGGGGTTGGTCGGCAAGGCGCTAGGCGCCATAGTCGGCGGCTCGCCGCCGAAAGGTAAAGGTGGCGGATGAAGAAGAACGAATTCAACGCCTACTGGGGCAAATTGATTGGTCAGGCCAAAGTCGGCCTGATTGGTTCTTCCGACGCCCAGTTGCGAGTCCAACTGTACGACGTGCTGCATGAATTCTTCGACCAGTCGTGCTGCTGGACCGAGAGCATCAAGTTCACCGCCATCCCGGAAACGCTCGACTATCCGCTACAGGTGACCCAGGGGCGCATCCTGCGGCTCGAGGCGGTGCTCAACCAGCACAATCTGCCTGAAGCGGCGCTGATGCCGGACATCGGCACGGTGCATTTCCTCTATCCGTTCTCTCAGATCCAGCCGATGACGGCGATCGTCGTCAAGACGGTCACCGATCCGATGAATTGCTATCCGCCCAACATCCCGGACTGGATCCTGCCGAAGCACTCCCAGGTGCTGCTTCACGGCCTTCTTGGCCACATGATGATGATCCCGGCGCAGAGCTACACCAACCCGCAGCTGGCGCAGTTCTACATGGGGAAATTCAACGACGGCACCACCGGAGCGTACGTGGCGTCCCTGAAGGCCAACACCATCGGCACGCAGAGCTGGATGTTTCCGCAGAGCCACCGGACCTCCACCCAGCGCGGCGGCATCAGCACCTACAACGTCCACCCATCACCGAGATAGCCGATGAGCAATTGGGCCAACCATAGCCAGACGGCGTCACGGCAGGATCTCAAGATCAGCAACAACGTGACCTGGCAGGATGCCTTCCAGTTTACTCCAGACGCCACCGACTGGACGCTGGAGGGCCAGATGTTCGAACTCGACGTGCAGCGTAACCCCTACGACGCTTCGCCGCTGCTGTCGCTGTCCTCTGCCGAAAACGAAATCATCATCGCCGACGTGATCAAGCGGGTCGTCTACATGAACGTGGACGCGCAGGCGATCCAAGAGAGTCTTTCACCAGGCATCTACGTCTACGACCTCGTCATGATCGCCGGCAACGACCCGGCGCCTCCCGCAGTTCGCGTGGCGTTGATGTACGGCACTCTGGAGGTCGTGCAGGGCGTCACCTATCCGCCAGTTTAAAGGGTCGCCCCGATGCCCGTCGTCGACAACGAACCTGCACCCATAGCGGCAAGGCCGGTCGTTGTCGTTCGCGAAGGCGTGGTGATCGAGGGACATACCGGTCCCACCGGGCCGGCGGTGCCGGGTGCCACCGGGCCGACCGGCGTGACGGGTTCGCCGGGAGCGGGACCGACGGGTCCGACCGGAGCCGGCGCGTTCACGGGGCCGACCGGGATCCGCGGTTTGACGGGTCCGCCGGGATCGGCGGGTCCGACTGGCGATAACTCGACGGTGACCGGACCGACCGGACCGCCTGGCACCGGACCGACTGGGCCGACCGGCGTGCCGGGGCTAGCCACCAACACCGGCGCCACCGGACCATCCGGTCCGGCCGGCGGGCCGACCGGCAGCAGCGGGCCGACCGGCAGCAGCGGGCCGACCGGTGCAACCGGCAACACCGGACCGCTGGGCACTGGGCCAACCGGTAATACCGGACCGACCGGCAACACCGGACCGACCGGACCGCTGGGCACGGGACCGACTGGAATCACAGGCTCGACCGGCATCACCGGGCCAAGCGGGCCGACCGGCGCTGTCGGCGTACCGGGTTTTGCCACCAACACCGGCGCCACCGGACCAACCGGTCAGCAAGGCGTCGATGGATTCTTCGGCGGCACCGGACCGACCGGACCGACCGGATCGGTTGGTCTGCAGGGCATACCGGGGTTCGCGGCCAATACCGGCGCGACCGGGCCGACTGGTCAGCAGGGTCAAGGCGGTGACATCGGACCGCTGGGCGATCAGGGACCGATCGGTCCGATCGGACCAATCGGTCCGACCGGTTCGTTGGGACCGACCGGCAGCACCGGACCGACTGGCATGACCGGATCGACCGGGCCAACCGGCATGACCGGGACACCCGGCACCGCGGTCAACACCGGCGCGACCGGACCCGAAGGTCACTGGGTGCAGCTGACGCAGGCTGCTTACGATGCTCTAAGCCCGCCGAACCCGAGCATCCTTTACATCGTGGTGGGGTGATGCTGCTCAACGAAGCGGACGCGATTTATCTGGGCAGTGCCGCAGCCGACAAAGCCTACCTCGGTGAGGTGCTGGTGTGGCCGATGCCGGTCATGGTTCTGCAGCTCTCTAAAAATTACGTTTATGGCAACGCCAGGCTTGTTGGGTTGTTCTCAACGACGGGCGGCCTAGCGCCATACACCTACACGTTGGAGGAGTGAGATGGGCGTGTTGTTTCAGGCCGCCGAGTTGGAAGATTGGGCCGTCAATTACGGTTGCGTGAACAACACGGGCGCATACTTCAATCCTGCAAATGCCAGGGCGAACGTGTTTGCTTCGCTTGGATCTGATTTTACCTATGGGGTTCAAAGCTTTCCGTTTTCAGCCAATGAATTCTGGTCTTCGTTTGTAATTCATGCTTCCGCAACCGGTAGCACTCCATCGAAATTTTTTACGTTGGAGGCCGGTGGAATTAAAAGAATCGCTATTTCTCAGTCTGCAGCCGCTTCAACAATGCTGCGTGCTTTTCAGTGGAATGGTTCGGCGTGGGACACCACCGTCACAGCCGGACTTAATTCCATGGCGCAGGCTGCCGTGCGCACCAAATACGACGTGTTTGTAAAACTTGGGAATCCTGGGATTCTTCGCGTCTATAAAGATGGGCTTCCGGTTATAGCGGTAACCCCGGATTATTCTTTTGGTGGGTTGGCAAATTTAGACACCATGGGCCTGTGGGGTTCATCGGCGGCTGGCGGCACCACCACATATTTTTCGGAAGCTATCGTTGCAACTTGGAACACGATCGGGGCCAAGCTGGTGACCCGCGTTCCAGACGCCAACGGAAATTACACTGCGTGGACCGGGGGTGGGTTTGGCGCGGTCGATGAAGTCATCCTCGGCACGGATTTTCTTACGAGCGCAGCTGCGGACCAAAGAGTTTCATTTTCTTTGACGGATTTCCCAGCACTCGTTGCTGGTGAAGTGATCAACACCGTCGGCATTAATTCGTTTGCTTCCCGTGACGGCGGCGGGCCGTCGCAAATGAATCATTTTACCCGGATTGGTTCGACCGACTACGACGCAGCCAACAAAACCCTTTCTGTCGCGCAGGCTGCCGTCCGTACAAATTTTGATGTTTCTCCAGCCACTGGGATCGCTTGGACTATTGCGGAACTCAATGCGGCTCAATTCGGGATGAGGTCGCGTACCTGATGGCCATCCTCGACACCTACAGTAACGTCACTGCAGCATGGTCGATGGATCGTGTGTTGGTTGGCGCTTACGGTGGCGCCAAGTACAACGTGGCGACCGGTGTCTCATCCTTAAACGACCAGACTGGAAATGCCAGGCATTTGGCGCAGGCCACGGCTGCAGCGCAGCCGGTGGTCAGCACTGGCGGCTTGCAGAGCAGGGCTTGCGCCAATTTCGATGGCACCGATGACATTTTGATCGGGCCGGCGTTTTCCAATTTTATCACGGTGAGCACCGGGTATTTTGTTTTTGCTGCCCTTCCAATCGCCGTGACAACAAACAGCGGCAACGCGCACTTCAACGATGCGGTTTTCGGAGATTCGTCACAAGCGTGCGGGCTTTATTTTAGATCCGAGCCGGCAGCCGGCGCGTTCTTGTTGTCGAGTTCGAACCGCGTCACTCCAGAAATTATGCCGATAGTGAACGGTCCGCTTTACGTTCTTGAATGGAAGCACGAATCCGGCGTGCTTGGGTTCCGGGCCAACGGTGAAACTTGGTTGAATGTTGCTGCCCCTAATATGAATACTGTAGCGGGGCTTATTCGGATTGCTGCTACGTTTTCAGGCGCTGCCGTCTTTACACAGCTGTCCTTGTTTGAAGGCGTGGCCTTCAACGTCATCCCGTCAGTCGCGCAGCAGAATGCGCTCGTTGCGGACATGCTGGCGCATTATTCCGCGCCAAAAACCTATGCAAACAAACTCCTCGCTTCGGCGGTGTACCAGCAAACCAACGCCATCATCGATTTTGTGTCCGTCAACAAGGCGATTGTTTCTGCGGTGTATCAAAGTCAGTCGTTCTACCTTGACGATGAAGTTTTGCGTGCCGGTGTTCCGGTCGTCGGTCTTGCTCCCGGCATTCAGCCGTTGCTTATCCGCACCACCGATGCGGAAAACATTTTCATCGAAGAAGCAGTAAATATTTACGTTCTTGAGGCGGGCGCACCGGCTTTGTATTCGCAGAAAGCTTTTCCGACCTCTTCAACGACGGCGGATCTGGCTGTCACGACCACCGGCACCACGGGCACGATCTATTGGGTGGTGACACCAAGTAAGATCCAACCGACCGGGGCGCAGATCGTTGCAGGCCAGGATGAAACCTCTGCAGCGGCTGTAGCCTCGGGGTCTATTGCTGTTGGGTCGTCGGGTGAAAAGACCGCCGTCGCGTCCGGGTTGCCCGGTGGTACTTGCTGGGTACATTTTTATCAGGTCGCCGGCGACAGCAAAGTTTCCAATGTTGCAACTTGTCTTCGGACGGACGTTGTGGCGCCGGTCGTTCCTATTCTTGATGAATACGGAGCCAACATCACGTCAGCCTGGTCGTTGTCGAGAGATCTTGTCAGTGGCTTTGGTGGCTCAAAATACGTCGATATTGCCGGCGAGATCACAACGATTACGAACCAAAAAGCTGTTGCTGCCAGAAATTTTACTGACGCCGCGGCGGCAACGCGCCGCCCTGCTTTGGCAACCGCCAGTCCGAACAGTCGCGCGTGTGCTGATTTTGGCGGGGCTGGTTCCGGTGACGGTCTGGTGACCACGTCGATCGCAAGCAATCACGTCACTGCGAGTTCCGGGTTTATGGCCGTGTCGGTCATCATCGATGCGTTCACGCTTAACCCCGTTAACTGTTTTGATTCCGATTGCATCCTGGGGGACGCTTTAAAATATCTGGGGCTGTTCGGCACAACGAACGGCGGCGGGACGATCTTTGGATACAACTGGGATTCGAACAAAGACGAAAGCTTTGGTTATTTAGCACCGGCAACGCCAGCTGTTCTTCATTGGCGGCACCACAACGGTCTTGTTTACCTTGGCATTAACGGGGCTGAGAGGTCGGCTCCGAGCGGAAACACCTTTAACCTCAATGGTGCTTTAAATCTTGGTTCGATCGGTGGTTCTGCGCAAAATTCAAATATGAAATTCTTTGAGGGCTTCACGTCGTCCGACGGCTCTCACCCTTACGACAATGCTATTTCAGCTATGATGACTCATATCGGGGCATGACGGGCATGGCATTGAACATCCCAGCTCCGATCATGGCCCAACCGGTGGTGGTTGTCGGCGGACCGACCGGTCCGTCCGGCGGACCGACCGGACCGACTGGTCCGATCGCGGAGGCGAGTGTTGGACCGCAAGGAATACCCGGTCCGACTGGACCAATCGGCACCGGACCGACCGGGCCGCAAGGGCACACCGGCACCGACGGGCCGAAAGGTTTGACGGGACCGCCGGGATCGTTCGGGCCTGTCGGATCTACCGGTCCGACCGGTTCGGAGGGGCCGCCCGGTGTGACGTCCATGGCGTTCAAGACCGCCATTGTTGGCGGTCCTTATGGACCGGTCGGTACGGCGGTAACCCTGATCGGCCTTAACCTGTCGCACATTGTCGTCGGTGCCGACGCGCAGCTCGCGATCGAGATCTCCGGCATGGTGCGCACTTCGGTCCCCGGAGGTGGCGGCGGTGGCGTCAATCTTTCCGGTCGATACGGTCCCGGCGCACCGCCTCCGGCTGGTGAGACGGCCGTTCTCGGAACCGGTTTTCCTGTCACCTCGCAATTTTTCTCGACAGACCCGCAGGGGTATTTCGGGTTCAGCGTTCGTTTGAGCGCAGTCTTCGTGCCGGGGACGTGGTGGTTCGATCTCTCCATCGCGTCGACCGTCGGCAACAATGCGTACGTGCGCGACGTCTACGCCACATTGATCGAGTTCTGAGATGGCACCGAACATCCCAGCACCGATCATGGCCCGTCCGGTGATAGCCGCCGGCATGACGGGTCCGCCCGGACCTCCTGGCGGACCGACTGGACCGACTGGAATCCAAGGGCCGACCGGTCCCGAGGGCGGTCCAACCGGAACGCCTGGGCCTGCCGGCGCCACCGGGTTCGGCGCCACCGGACCGACCGGGCGCACCGGACCGTCCGGCCCGACCGGCGGTGTCGGTACCGGGCCGACCGGCGCGACCGGCGGGCCGGGACCGACCGGAGCCACCGGAGACATCGGACCGACCGGCGTCACCGGAGCGTCCGGCCCGCTGGGCACTGGTCCGACCGGGCCTGCCGGTACTGCCAGCACGACCGGCGCCACCGGCCCCGAAGGCCCGCCCGGACCGACGGGTGCCGGGGCAACCGGGCCAACCGGCGGCGTCGGCGCGTCCGGCCCAACCGGGCCGTTGGCCACCGGACCGACCGGTCCGGTCGGCATCGAAGGTTTGCCTGGCACTCCCGGCACCCCCGGCACTCCCGGCGCGCAGGGTCCGACCGGGCCGCTGGGCACTGGGCCGTCCGGGCCGACCGGGCGCACCGGGCCATCCGGCCCGACCGGTTCGACCGGTCCCGTCGGTATCGGGGTACAGGGTCCGACCGGCACTGCTGGTCCGGTTGGATCGCTTGGACCAACCGGTGCGACCGACGCCGGAGCGACCGGACCTCTCGGTCCGTCAGGAATCCAAGGCTCGACCGGCAATACCGGCCCATCCGGGCCGACCGGAGCCGTCGGTACAGGCCCGACCGGGCCGCTGGGACCAGTCGGCACCGGGCCGACCGGACGCACCGGACCGGCAGGATCCACAGGTCCGACCGGTGATACGGGGGTTATAGGCCCGACCGGGTTGGCCGGATCGACAGGTTCGACCGGCGCGCAGGGCGTGATTGGCCCTCTCGGCACCGGGCCGACCGGACCAGCCGGCACCGCTAGCGCGACCGGAGCCACGGGCGCGACAGGCCCGATCGGCACTGGACCGACCGGACCGGCAGGGACCGCGAGCACCACCGGAGCCACCGGACCGGCGGGGGCGTCAATTGTCGGACCGACCGGATCGGCGGGAGCCGTCGGAGCGACCGGGCCGACCGGGATCGGCGCGACCGGCGCGGCGGGACCGATTGGTCCGACCGGCTTGCCGGGAGGCACAGGATCGCAAGGCGTTCAGGGCATCCAGGGCACGCCCGGATCGATCGGACCACCCGGCGCGGTCGGGCCGACCGGCGCTGGCGTGCAGGGTCCGACCGGTGCGCGCGGACCGACCGGACCGGCCGGCAAGGGCGGCAACCAGGGCAACGTCGGCGCGACGGGTCCGACCGGTGCGTTCGGCGGCCCAGCGGGGCCGACCGGTGCAACCGGACCGCTGGCTACG